TGCAGGGAGGAACACGTAATTTGGGGCATGTCGACTTCTTACCTTTTACTGCACGTTTAACAGGTCTATATAAAAGACCTGTTGAGAGGAACTCACCACCCTTGTTGAACTTTTTCATGAGTTGTGTACCCTTTTCGTATGCCTCAATGAGATCATCTGGGTTGGAAATACCGAGAATTTGGACTATACCATTTTCAGTGAGGTTATAGTTAAACCCTTTGTAGTCTATGTAGACTATGGGAGAAAGCTCTGGTTCATAACTAGAAGTTGGTTCGATTCCATATTTAGCGACAGCTAAGGGAGATACTACACGTTTCATGCTACGAACCTTTGCGTTTACTTTGAATTGACCACTAATATTATTGTAAAACGCGGGATTATAGAGGAAAGACTGACCATCGGTATAATTATCTACGATGTACTTTTTAATGGCATCAGGTTGTTTGGTTATATTCTTAATACCAAAAAACCCACCCGAATACCTAATTTTACCATTTCTGTAGACAGTGAAACTAATACCCTTTTCCTCTGTGGAATTGAACATACGGGCCTTGAAATCAACCGCGGAGAATTGAATTCTATCTATATTACCCTGTGATCCTTGTGCACTCTTTCTAAAACCAGTTTGAAATCTTCCATAAAGACCACGTATTTCAGTTACTTGAATATTTATATCCCCAACAAGAGTCCCTGCTGGACGCACGGGTTTTCTCAAGATCTTTTTGAGATCCAATCGGGCTTCCTTGTCAAAATTTTTATTAACGGTTACATTGAACATACCCGGTTTTAACGCATCTATAACAAAGTCTTCTTCGTTTAAGAACTGTGCAAAATTACCATACTCTGAAGTATTCTTTTCCTTCAAGTACTTGTTGAGTTTATTAGAGTCAACCTCCATAACACTTTCAAGTTCACGGGCAAAGTTATTATTGTTACTGTTACTGTTACTGTTACTGTCGGTTCTAATTTCAACATTTGAATTTTTTACGAATCGTCGCATACCCTGGACGTCCATGTTACTATACAAGTGGATTTTTTTTAGTAACCGTTTCTGAGTATATCTTCATTGTCATCGACCACATCGACACCGTAGAACACCGGTTGTTTTCTGTAGGAGCGACCCTTATAGGTCACGGCCTCTTCGCGTACATCTACCCCATAAGAACTGAAAGGACCCGCGTATGTATCCGGATTGAATCTTGGCTTTCCAAGATTGAGTGTCTGTGTGCAGTGAATAGTGTACGCTGGAGTAAACACCTGCTGTGGCACGAAAAGATTTGTTCCCCGATCTACTGCACTGCTCTCGAGGAAGTTTGTCAGTGAGCTTGTAACCATGGCGACCTGTTTTTGGATCTTCTTGAAATAAGCTGGTACAACTGCCCATGCATCCTTATCTGCATACTTCTGCCCGTATTCAATGTATGCACGAATACACTTCATGAGAATCGCTGGGATTTCAACCGCCAATTTATTATTGAGGTGAGGGTCAGCATCTTTATCCTTTACCTGTTTAGGGAAGTCAAACACCAATAAACGTCGAAGAATAGAACCGGACGCATCTTTGTAGTCAGGGAGTTCGTTCCCAGCCATACAACCCGGTGTAGTCCACTTGATAGACTTAGCCTTCTCATGCTTTACTGCGACACTCACATCTTCTCCACTGATAATCGACTGGAGCTCTGCCTGATTAAGGCTCATGTTAGACTTACACTCTGGAGCAATAAACATAAATCCATCATAAATCGCCGAAAGACCGAATTGTTTCTCAGAGTTGGAGCTTAGTGTTTTAACATCTTCGGCTTCATAAAATTTCTGGAAAACATTTGTTAAAAGAGTACTCTTCCCCGTTCTCGCAACACCCTTACAATACATAGCAATCTGCCAACCATCAAGATCACCAACATCGTAACAGAGGCGACCACTCATAACATACATCCACCTAGCTACGTTTTTATCAAAACCCTGATAGTCGAGGATACTTTGAAAATAGGGTGTAGGGATGTCCCACCAGTCCTCTAGGTGTTCATATGCCTCAAACACTTGATCGAAATACTTACAGCTTACAATAGTTGGATCGAGACATTGATATTCTTTACTATCGTAACTATAAAATTTAGACCTGTACTTACCAGTTGTAGGTATATACTCCTTACCTATTAAGAGACCATTTTTAAAGCTCCATACATGCCTGTTCTTTACTATCTCAGGAAACTGGATATCATAGCACTTTGACACATGACGAATGACGTCACTTATAGTTGAACCTCTGGAAGTAAGGTTCTCCCAGTTTGTACGATTTGTCTCCTTTTGAGAAAACATGTAGAGTTCAGCTTCAATAGTTCTCACTGGTTTCCATGCACGTGTAGTGTAACCTTCAGATGTAACAATTTGTGTACAGCAGTATCCCTTGTAACGTCTAATATTATTGATGTACGTATGATTCAGGAAAGATGTGAGTGATTGCTGGTACGGTGAAAGTGTGTCAATCTGTGATGTATTACAACGGAAAAGTGATGGATCAGATTCAGGTGCGATCAAGATCTTAGTGGGTTTGTTGATTCTATCGTAAATACGTGTGTCTCGATGAACGATTTGGAAAGCATCATCGATTTGTTCAATCACTCTATTAATACGCGAGGCAACATTCAACCCATCATCGTCGGGTTCGTACTTATCGATCTCCAATGCAACTGCACGATGATAAATTTGCCCCATCTGTGTAATAAATCTCATGTGTGTTGTCGACACTTTCTCCAGGTCAACTGAAAACGGTTTACCAGTTTTCAAATTAATTTCATCTGTCCTGAAAAACTTGCGATATCCAAGTTCAAAAGATACTCGTGTATTGTTCTTAGTCTGTAGCCCCCAGTTCTTCTCTTCGTCTTCAATGACATTTAATAATTGTTCACTATCCAATGTTTGGATCTGATTTTTTATAATTTCCATATTCGACTGATGTTGGTCGGCATCTTCGGATATGAAGTGTGTTTCCATCCCTTAATTTACTAATAAAAGGCAGTTATTTTTAAGCCGATAGTTTTCCAAGGATCTTTATAAGTATTTTATTTTGTGTTTGAACTTGCTGTACAAGTGCTACCAGGGCACTACACACAGTATCACCATCTGGGGTTGTGAGAATATCAAAAAGATCGATACCCGGTTCATCATCCTCCATGAAAATTTCATCGTCTTCTTCCTCTGGGAGGATCTCACCTTCCTCAATTTCAGGTTCTTGGTCACTCGACATTTGAGGTATACCGAGAAAAGACCAATGTCTATTTTTCGCATGTGCGGTATCAGGCCAAATTAAAATGTTGCTATATATTACAAACAACTCTCAAAATGGCTGGCGGACTTATGCAACTCGTAGCGTACGGCGCGCAAGACGTGTACCTGACTGGTAACCCCAAGGTTACTTTTTTCCAGGCTGTCTACAAGCGTCACACTAACTTCGCGATGGAGAACATCGAACAAACTACCAACGGTAACCCTTCCAACAACGGCCGCATCTCCGTGACTGTTGCCCGTAACGGTGACCTCATCGGCGACATGTATGTCGAGCTTTCTTCCAAGACTACTCTTACCACCGGTTCCGGTGCGGTGAATGACTGCAACTGGGTCGCTGAGCGTGCGATCAAAACTGCCGAATTATCGATCGGAGGACAGCGAATTGACAAGCACTACCAGCGTTGGTGGCGCATGTACTCCGAGCTTTACCTCGACGAGTCCAAGAAGGCTAACTGGGGTAAGCTCACATCCGGTAAGGGTCAGGTCTTCCTCCCCCTTATTTTCTTCTTTAACCGCAATCCCGGTCTTTACCTCCCACTAATTGCCCTGCAGTACCACGAGGTCCGTGTCGATTTCGATTTAACTGACGAGTTTGAGACCTATTTCAATACAAACAACTTCAAGGTCTGGGGTAACTACGTGTACCTCGACACCGAGGAGCGTCGTCGATTCGCGCAGAAGGGTCATGAGTACCTCATCGAGCAGGTTCAGCACACTGGTGTTGATGCCCTCACCGTCGGTCAGACCAAGCAGGTCCGCCTCTCGTACAACCACCCTATCAAGGAGCTCGTGTTCGCCGCGTCTGCCGCGTCTTCCACTCGTTCCAAGCTTTGGAACTTCACCTCCAACGTCGGTGACACTGATGTGATGATCGACTCCAACCCACACGGAAGCGACGCGGCCTCCAACTGCTTCATACCCCTCACCCACGCTGCCGGTGTTCCTCTCTACACCACTGGGCCTGCTGATGCTCCCTCCCTCCGCCTCATTGAGGAGAATGCTGGCGGTGCCTCTGAGGCGGTT